CCGCTGATCCAGGAAGAACAAAAGTAACTGTCTTACCTGAGCCTACTGCTGTAGTTACAAAGAACTCATAAGTAGTACCAACATTATCTGTGCTTAAAGCTGGCATATTTACCACAATATCGTCAGTTCCATCTACTTCAAAGATAGTTCCTGATTGACTTGTAGTAAGTGTAGTAGTAACAGCAGAACCAGTATTAAGTGTGGAGCTGTCAACAGTTGTTCTAAAGTTAGGTCTAGCATCGTAAGTTGCTTCTACAGTAACTGCACCTGTAGTTCCATTTTTTGTAATAGATTCAAATCCATTCTCTGATCTTACTGGACCTGAAAAAGTTGAGTTTGCCATAATTTCCTCCTACGGAAATGAGTTTTATCATCTTGGCTTGTCTGCTAGGTCAGTTGATAAAACAGGTTTAAATGTCCTAGAGTTAAATTTTAGGTTATTTGAATATAAAAAGAAAGGGGAACTTAAAGCTCCCCTTTACAAAGGATACAACTAAGTACCCACCCCGAAAGAATTAGGCTCCTGGTGAACCATACACTCCACGCCAGTCAGACCATCCGAAAGAATATCTTTCTCTAGCCTTGTATCTAACGTTTCCTGTTTCAAAGTCACCTTCCATGCCAGTAGACATAGCTGATCTTACAAAGTGCTTCATGCCATTAGGGGCATCAGTCTTGATGAAGAAAGCATCAGTATCTGTTAAATAATGGTTAACAACGTAACCTTCTGGGAACATCCCCATATTTTTCATTGCGTTGATATCATTATCAGAAGTTGATACTCTTCCTGGAGATTGTAAGATTCTTTCTGCTACAAATTGAAGCTGAGGTGGAACAATCAATTTTCTAGCTTGAACATTGATTTTAATTCCTCTTTCATCTTTAAATGCAGAAATATCAATAAGACCATTCTCTAAAGAAGTTTCATTCAAGTCTGCTGCTGTTGAAGGCTCGTTAGCTTGATCTCCAGCTGTCAAGGTAGGGTGATCGGTAGCGAATAATTCTTTACCGTCGCCTCCTGGATAGCTTGAGCTAAAGCCATTATTAAGCACGTTTGCAGCTTTTACTTGTTTAGTATTAGCCATCGATCTAGCAAGTGCTTTAGTATATCTAGAAGATAGACTGTCGTAGAGATTATCTTCGATAGCTTCTTCTGTCAATGAGAAAGCAAGTGCTATAGTTTCGTGGGTGTAACGAGATGTGAAAGTTTCTTGTGCTGTGTCATAGCTTACTGAAGCACCTTCTCCTTTAACTGGAGCTTGTGCAAAGCCAGCCAACATTACTTCCTCTTCGAAAGCTCTGTCAGAATTTTCAGTATCAAAAATTTCAGCATGCTCGTTTTCGTATCTATCGTACTCTAAACCAAAAAGTGCATTAAGTCCTGGTTCGAGTTCTTTAACTAATTGAGCTCTGTTAATTGCCATTGTTAATCACCTTTTAGTTATTGCCGAACTCAGAAGTTGGGAAAGACACATACATTCTAGCATATTGACCAATAGAGTTGTCAGGTCTGTCAACAAACCCAACAACTTTTGCTATACCACTAGTTGTAGTTGTAGTAACCCCTTCTTTAGAACGGTTGTTATTAGTATCACCTGCAGTTGTAGAAATAGTGTAAGTTTTACCGACGCTTGCTTGTGTAGGAGTCCCAGTATTTTGAGCCTCATAAACAATGTCAGGGTCAGCGTATACATACGCATTTGCATCTGCAGAACCGAGAGTTGATGTGCCTGTTGGCCATTTACGTGACCATACAGGAGTACCATCTGTTGCTGTGTATTGTACACCGTAGAAAACACCTAAGGGAGCATCAGTTGCACCACCTTGAAGAACGTAACCACTTGAAAGTTTGACTACATCGCCTGAAAAAATATCACCTGTAGCACCACTTTGGATTGCGAACTCTGATGGTCTAATTGTGCCACCGCTTAAATGATAAGCAGGTGTAAATCCATTCGGATCATTTACATTAGCCATTATTTACTCCTATGTAAATAAAAAGTTTAAATTAAGTTCTAACTAACCGTTAGAACCTCCGCTTCCGAAAGTAACCTTAGTTTGTCTATTAGGTTTACTAATAGGCATAACAGGATTACTCTCTCGCATAAGATTGTTGTCCACAGCCTCCATCTGCTCTCCAGCTAGTTGAGCGAAATACGCTCTTCTTTCTTGGACAGTTTCTATCGGCATCTTAGCGAGGATTAAGCCACCAACTCCTATGACACCAGCATGTTTACCATCTTCAATTGTGGGTGCTTGAAAATCAGGGTGGGCTTTAGCCATTACTGGCTCCCAACCTTCACGAATACGTTTTGACATATTCGCCTGATCTTGTTGACCCACCATTGACTCACGTATCCATCTGTATACATAGCCCTCTGGTGGAGTAGGTGCGTCTAATAGTGACGGTGGACTCCATGGTTTTCGGCGAGTTTGATTATCTCGACTTTCTGCAGATCTGGAGTTTCGATCTGTTTTAGTAGTGTTTTTATCTTCTACCATTTTTTACTCCTTAACATGCTTAGCATATTCTTCTAGTGGCACACCTAATCTTTTTGCTATTGCTACTTGACTCGGTGTGAGTTGTACTTTTCTACGTGAACGTGTTCTTGCGGTAGTAGAGCCTCTACTTGAACCAGCTACAACCTCGTTCACAGTGTTCTGTTGAGGTTTTCCTAATTTATGAGGAAACGCCTCTGCCATTCTCCTATCAACTTCTGAGTAGTACTCATCTGATGTAGGATCGTAGCCTTCTTGTTCTACTAATTGCCTGTGAAAAGCAAAGGCACTAGTAGTCATAGCTACGTCAGAGCCGAACCAGTCATTCTTTTTAGCCCATTCCTGAGCTTTAGGATCTGCCTGGACTTGAGGAGCTTGTACAGGTTGAGTACGTTTTTTTAATTCGTCATCAACACTAACTACAGGCTCTTCAACTTTTTCTTCTGAACGTTTAGCTTTAACTCTGTTAAGGCTTTCTTCTTCAACTGCTAACTTGGCGACATCTTTTTGAGCTTCGAGCATGGCGTCTGTATCACCAATTTCATAAGCTCTTTTATATCGGTCTTGTGCAGCTTTTAGTTCAGAGCCGAC